AGACTCCTGCCGCCAGTTCCCCGGTGGAGGCTGAAGCTCGCATGTTCGGGTGGAAGCCTCTGGAAGAGTTCAATGGATCTCCGGAACGCTGGAGAGACGCGGAAGCCTTCCTCGAGAAGGGGCGGCAGATCAACGGCTTTCTCCGGAAAGACTTCGACAAACTGCGGGGCGAACTCACTGCCCGCGACACCAGGATCGCTGCACTCGAGGAAAGCATCCAGGAGTTCGCGAACTATCACAAGGAAACGGAGGCTCGCGCCTACCAGCGTGCAGTCGTCCAGCTCAAGAACGAGCGCAAAGAAGCGCTGCGGATGAACGATGGTGAGCGGGTCGTGGCCATCGAAGAGCAGATGGATGAGCTGCAAGAAGCCTCTCAGAAAAGTAAGCTTGCGCCGCGAGCCGTTGCGCCGCGAGCCGCCGATGAACCAGATCCCGCATTTGTGGCCTGGGTCGACAGCAATCCCTGGTACAAGGAAAACCGGGTGCTGCGCTCCCTCACCCACGACTATGCTGAGGAACTCAAGCGCGCCGAACCGTCACTGGTCGGCCCGGCTTTCCTCAACAAGGTGAAGGCCCTGGTGCAGGAAAACCACCCGGAACTGTTCCACAACCCCGAGCGTGCTCGGCCTGGAACCGTCGCCGGGGGAGCCGAGACTCGTGGGTCCCGCTCCAACGGAAAGACCTACCACGATCTGCCGGCTGAAGCCAAAGCAGCCTGCGACAAGTTTGTAGCGAAGGGCTTCCTCAAGCGGGAAGATTACGTCAGAGATTACTATCAGGATAGCGCCGAATGAGCACTCCAGTCATCACCCAAACGCCTGCCACTGAGCAGGTTCGTACCCAAGCCGACCGGCCTCAGCGCGCCACTCGCATCCCCTTTGGGGCTCCGCAGACGAAGCTGGCCGTTCGCATGGAATTGCCGGGATACTTCCTCTACTGGACCAACGACCAGGACGGGAAGCTGGAGGCTGCTCAAGCCGGCGGTTACGAGTTCGTTACTCCCAAGGAAATCGGAGAAGCTCGTGACGGAACTCAAGTCAAGCGTCTCGTCGGATCAACCAAGGACGGATCTCCCCTCTACGCCTACCTGATGAAGATCAAGCAGGAATGGCATCAAGAGGATCTGGATCAACTCTCGGCTGTCGACGACAAGTTCGAGTCGGCCATCCGCGAAGGTTCCCTGCTGCAGAAGCCGGGCGAACAGCGGTACAATGCCGGCATCAGTCTCAAGACCAACAAATCTTAACGTAGGAGCTTTATAATGGCAAATGCTGCCGCCCCCTTCGGGCTTCGCCCGTCCCACACCGTCTCCGGGAGTGACTACAACGGGCAGACCCGACTCTACTACATCCCGAGCACCGACACGATTGCTTACAGCGTCGGCGATGTTGTCGTCGAAGTTGCTGGCGGCGATCTCGTCACTGGCGCCTCGGCGGTCATCCTCTACGGTACGCGCGGATCGACCTCGACTTCCGGCAACACTCGCGGAGTCATCGTTGGCTTCGGCGTCGCCGCTGGCAACGGTGAAGTCGCTCCTCTGGGCGGTGATCCCGACAACCTCGGAGCGATGATCATCCCGGCCACCAAGACGAAGAACTACTACGCCTACGTCTGCGACGATCCGCACATGATCTACGAGGCCCAGACTGACACCATCGCAGCGACCGCGTTCAACAAGAACACCGGTCTGGCGGTTGGCGTTGCTCCGACCCTGACCTCGCCGAACTGCAAGACCGTCATCAACGGAGCCTCGGCCACGACCACCTCCACCCTGCCGATTAAGATCATCGGCGCTCCGCAGCGTGCCGACAACGACCTGACCTCGCCGGGCACCAACGCCTACATCTGGGTGATGCTCAATACCAACTCAGTTGGCGGTACGAGCGCCGGCGTTTAACCTTTCACCCTTTAAAGGAGCATCAAAATGGCTGGAGTTATCAGCACCTCGAACCACCCCAAACTGCTTTGGCCCGGCGTCAAAGGTATCTGGGGGAGTGCCTACAACGAGCACTCGACCGAATACACGGATCTGTACGACACCGACACCAGCGACAAGGCCTACGAAGAGTTCGTCCAAGTCACCGGCTTCGGGCTGGCCCCGGTCAAGGCCCAGGGTGCTTCGGCTGTCTATGACACCGAGACCCAAGGTCCCATCTCCCGCTTCGTGCACGCGGCCTACGCCCTCGGCTACATCGTCACGCACGAAGAGCTGATGGATAACCTCTACATGGAGGTCTCCGGCAGTCGTGCGCCGAACAACGCTCGCGCCTTCCGTCAGACGAAAGAGCGGGTGGCCGCGGCTCTGTACAACCGGGCAACCAATGCCAGCTACACCTACGCCGACGGCAAGACCCTGCTGGCAACCGATCACCCCAACACCTCCGGCGGTACCTTCAGCAACAAGCTCGCCGTTGCCGCCGATCTGAGCGAGGCCTCCATCGAGGATCTGTGCATCCAGATCATGCAGGCTACGGATGATCGCGGCAACCTGATCAACCTGATGCCCAAGAGCCTGCACGTTGCTCCGGCAAACTGGTTCGAAGCCACCCGCATTCTCAACACCACCCTCCAGGTCGGCACCGCCAACAACGATATCAGCGCCATCCGGCACCTCGGCATCTTCCCAGACGGCGTGAAGCTGAACCATTACTTCACCTCCCCGAAGGCCTGGTTCGTTCGCACCAACATCAGCAAGGGCAAGGGCCTGATCTTCCTGCAACGGGAAGCCATGTCCTTCGAGCGCGACAACGACTTCAACACGAAGAACGCCCTGGCCCTCGGCTACGAGCGCTATTCCTGCGGCATCGTCGATCCTCGCGCGATCTACGGCACCGAGGGACCGTAACATGGCAGCTCGTAAGAAACCCGCCAAGAAGTCCCCGGCACCGATGCGCGCACCCGCTCGCAAGTGCTAAACAAAAATCTCCGGACTGTGGCCTGTCCTCAAGCAGGCCCTTCCGGGGTCCACAGCTAGGAGATTTTAATGCCCTCAATCGTTTCTCAAGGTCGTGTCTCGACCTTTCCAGGCGGATTCCCCGCTGGTCTGTCCGTCCTCGGTATGCCGCTGGTTTTCCCGCAAGCACGCGGAGAGGTCTACTACGTCAGCAACAACGGAGCGTCGCTCGCAGCCGGTCAAAGTACTGGCAGTGACGGCAACAAAGGCACCTTTAACAAGCCGTTTGCCACACTGCAGAAGGCGCTCGATGTTTGCGTTGCCAGTCGTGGTGACATCATCATCGTCGGTCAAGGCCACGCGGAGAACATCGCTTCGGCAACCGCACTCGCAATCAGCAAGGCTGGTGTTACGATCCTCGGTCTCGGCACAGGCGACAACCGCCCGACCTTCACCCTGACCACCGCCAACACCGCCAAGATTGTCGTCAGTGCCAGCAACGTGTCGATCTGCAACTGCGTGTTCGTCGCCAACTTCCTGAACATCGCAGTCCTCTTTGACCTGACCACGGCCACTGGCTTCAACTTCGATTCGTGCGAAGTCCGCGACACCAGCGCCACTCTCAACTTCCTCAACATCTTTCAGTTGTCGGCAACCACGGCGGCGAACGACGGTCTGCGCATTACGCAGAACCGTTTCTTTCTGCTCGCAGCATCTGGTGTCTGCAACATGGTCAGCTTCCGTGGCACGATCAACCGCGTTGTGATCAGCGACAACTACTACTCGGCTCGCACAACCAACGCAGGTGCGGTGCTCATCTTCGCCACAACGAAGTTTGCCACCAACTTCTTGCTGCTCAACAACATCTTCAATTTGGTCAATGCGGCTGGCACTGCCACAGGTTTCCTGATCACGTCCGACACCGCGACTCACGTCGGCTACATCGACGGCAACAAGGACTTCTGCTTGGCCAACACCACCTACGCCAGTTCCCTGTTGGTGACAGCCGGTTCCGGTCTGCGTTTCGGACAAAACTGGCACAGTCGTACAGCTGACAAGTCTCCCGGCACAGTCCTCCCGGCAGCTGACTCTTAACCATAGCAGTTTGGTGCATTTGTCGGGATTGTGTGAACACGCAATCTCGGCATTCCCTGTTCAAGGAATTCCCAAATGGGCCGTGCAGACCACTACTCCCCAGGCGACAACAACGCCATCTGCGACTCCTGCGGACGGAAGCGCAAGGCCAGTACCCTCAAGAAAACCTGGGACGGATTCTACGTCTGTCCCGAGCACTGGGAACCGCGCCATCCCCAGGACTATGTGCGCAACGTACCGGAGAGTCTCCCCGTCGCCATCAACCGCCCGGCAGTCGAGCCAACCTTCACCGCCGAGGCTGAGGCCATCCCCCTCCCACCGAACCCTCTAGGAGTCTGACGTGGCTGTATCAGGAACCACCACCTTTACACTCACCAGGGACGAGATCCTGGACTCTTCGGCCAGGGTCACTGGTTACCTGGCAGCCGGCGAAGTACTCAGCGCCGAGGACAAGACGAACCGTTCCCAGGCTCTCAACATCATGGTGAAGAACTGGGCTCGGAAGGGCCTTGCCCTCTGGGTTACAGTCACGGTCGAGATTCCGCTGGTAGCCGGGGACTACGACTACACCATCGGGCCAAGCGGCAGCGACGTTACCGCCGACCGCCCACTCAAGATTCTCGAGAGCAGCTTCGTCCGAGATCCCGATGGGAACGATATCTCGCTGCGGCAACTCGCCCGCTCCGACTATAATATCCGTAGCCCCAAGGGGCAAGCTGGAGTCCCGGTCGACTTCTACTACGATCCCGGCAGAGACTACGGCACCCTCTACTTGCTGAATGTTCCAGCCACCGCCGGCTATGTGTTCCATGCGGAGACCCAGCGCCAATTCTTCGACATGGTGGCTGGCTCCGACAACTTCGACTTCCCCGCCGAGTGGCTCCTTCCCCTCAAGTGGGGACTGGCCGCGGAGATGGGCTTGGAAGACGGCGTCGAGCTGGACAAGCTGGACTACATCGAGCGCAAGTCGCAGGCTCATCTCGAGGCCTGTTTCGACTTCAGCGTGGAGGAGGCCAGCACCTACTTCACCGTCGACACCCAGGGGATGCGCTAGTCGTGGAGACTCCGGCCAGTAAGCACGTTCGCACACCGCTGATCTTTCAGTCGGTAACTCGCGATGCTGCACGAACCAAAGGATCTTGGCTCACCAATATGTGGATCGAAGGCTCTCGCGTTCGCAAGCGGTTTGGTCTGACGCTCGACACCTCCGGAGCTTCCCCCGGTCAGGGCCTTCTGATCTACGGGACGGCCAAGGTCAGCATCCGCAACGATACGCTGTATGTTGATGGAGCTGACTTCACGCTATGAAAACTCCGCTGCTTGTGGCCAACGACTCCAGGGATGAGTCGTGTGAGAAAGACTCCTGGGGGACTAACATCTTGCTCGAGTCGGAAGCCCCAACCGCTGCGGTAAAGCGTCCGGGGCTGACACTGACTTACGACGGTACAGCGCCTGGACAGGGAGTCTTCATCTGGCCGGATTATGGAGTTGCTACTGTTGAAGACGACGAGTTGATATTTCCGGTCATTGTCGATATTGGAGACTTCATCG